TCCCGCGTAGTAAACATCATTTGCATAAGCAAAGCGTAAAGTTTCTAGTTCATTACTTAAGTCAAGACGGATAACTCCTGGTGCTCCGTCTACTCCAGTAGCACACCATACATAGTGGTCACGTGCTGCAAAGTCATAGCAAGGTTGAGTTGTCTCTACATCAAAGCAGTAGACAGGAAAGCGCATTACGCGCTGGCGTGGTGTTGCGATAGTAGCCTTGGCTTGGTAGCCCTTGAATACAGGACCTCTGCTTGTAGTTGTAGTATCGCGGTTAAGAACAAACTTGTAAGCAACATACTCTTGAGCAGTTGCTGGTGTAGATGTAGTTACTTCTACTGGTTGAATGGTTGCATCATATGAGATGTGGTCATACTCTGTGCCATTCTTGTCTACAGTCTCTAGAGTCATAGAGCCGTAGGTAAAGTCACCGCGTCCAAGAAGACGCTTGAAGTTCTTAGGTTCAAGGGTTCCGTAGCGGATGTTACCTGTAGTAATGTAACCAGATGATATAAGAGTAGATGCTGACTCTACATATACAGCACCATTTTCAGATGAGGCATAGGCTGTAGCAAACATCATACGGTCAGTAACAGTTGGGTCTGTGTTGCCATCAAAACAGCAAGCAGTGGTAACGTGACCAGATACTCCCGCGTAGTAAACATCATTTGCATAAGCAAAGCGTAAAGTTTCTAGTTCATTACTTAAGTCAAGACGGATAACTCCTGGTGCTCCGTCTACTCCAGTAGCACACCATACATAATGGTCACGTGCTGCAAAGTCATAGCAAGGTTGAGTAGTTTCCACGATGAGTGGACCGTAGTTGATTGAACCATCCTGGTCAGATACAACTGCGGCACGAATGCCTTTGTTTGTACCAATAAGCATATAGCCTAAGTAGTAGTAAATCTTGTGGATAACTTCACCAACTGGCATCTCTGCTGCAACTACCGCTGATGTCAGTGTAGGCATTACACCTGATGTATTTAAAGTAAACTTTTCAATAGTTGATTGTGAGCCTCTGTATCCAGCAATGTAGATAGCAGGACCAGATGCTGTGATGCTTGTATACACATAGTCAGATACTGGGTTTGTATATAGCAGAGTAGGTGTTGATGCTGCAGCGGTGGCGCATTCATACACCTTGTTGTCAGCGCAAATAACTAGACGTGACTTTACGTAATCAATAATAGAATGAGATACAATTTGGCTATTGTCAAATATCTTAAACTCATCTGCTGTACTGGCTGAAGAGCCAGTTAGTGGCTTACCATAAACTGTGAACTTAGTAGTACCACCTGATGTAGCATTAGTTGTCCAATAAGCATTCTTGCCATCATCACAGATAGCGTAAACAGGATATACACCTGCGCCAGCAGTGTAGTCAATAAAGTGAACTGGATTGCTTGGGTCAGTTACTTTAATTTTATCTACGTCATATTCATCTAGTAATAATGCACCAGTAAATGTGCTCCACTTAATAGAACGCATATGTTGTTGAGGTGCACCATTAGATGCAATTGCACCAGTAGTAATGTGACCTGACTCTGTATCTTTAAGTAGTGTTACCTGTCCTTTAGTCCAGACATTTACACCTTTGCTATCTGCAAAACGATAGTGCCCATTCTCATCAGTAGTAGCAGGGTCATAGAAGTTAATACCATCACCAGAGTGGAATGACATCTGACTTCTAATCCACCAACCAGTAAGTGATTGCTCACCTGGTTCTGCTCCATTATCAAACTGGTCCTTCTTAAAGGGTGCAGTCTGGCGGATGTATGGACGTGCATCATTGATTGCATAGATGAATGGAAGACCACCTACTGCTACGTCATAGGCAACATCAGTGTTCTGCCAGATGGCAGTAGATGAAACTACACCAACATCAACCGCAATCGCACGTTCGGCTCTTCCGTCTGTCAGGTCTCTGCCCGCCATTTTATCTCCTATGCTATAATGATTAGATGAAAGAATGTACAAAATGTTTTGTCGTAAGACATATAAATGATTTTTACCCTAGAGCAAATCGTCCAGATGGACGGGAATCAGAATGTAAACTCTGTTCTAATCTAAGAAAAAAGAAATATCGTTTAGAAAATAAAGAAGCAATCCGTGCTCAAAATAAAAAACGTAATCCTGGATGGGATATAAATCGTTACAACGAATATGTAGAACTACAAGGAAATCGCTGTGCTATCTGTGGAACAGACAATCCAGGACTATCCGATTGGTGTGCTGACCACTGCCACACTGAAAACAAAGCAAGAGGATTGCTATGTGTTCAGTGCAATGCTGGACTGGGATACTTCAAGGATAACCCTGAGTACCTCCAGTCAGCCATTGACTACTTGAAGAAGTGGCAGTGAATATCACGACCAGCCACGTTACTCCTTAATTAAATGTATTTGTTTTAGAACAGTTACCGCAGTTTTTATATATTAGCCGAGTAATAGTTTTGCTTCGTCTGCAGTAATGCCTAGTCTTGTAAGTAGTGCTTCCTTCTCGGCAGCCTTGGCTGCTTCTGCTGCAGCCTTTTCTGCTAGTGCATCTTGGTCTGCTTGATACGCTTCAAATTCTGTATCGTTCATTTCGCGGTCAATTATTTCATTTGTTTCAAGGTCGTGGATGCGTACCATTGGACGAGATGTTTTAGCCATTATTTAATTCCCCAAATTTCTACTGTGCCACCTGTGAACGCATAAGCGTTATTTCCATCTACTGCGATTGAAGTAACGGCTGATGAGATACCAATTCCACCACTACCACCAAAACCTCTATAACTACCTGATTGAATACCTATGCCTGATAATACAAAAGATTTTCTATTTGAAGTAGCGTATGAGTCTATTAAAATGCTCATAGACATACCACCGCCAGTATTGTCTTGACTTACATTGCTTCTAATATAACTAGTCATAGTATCTAATGTTGTTCCACTAGACATATAACTATTTCCATATATTGCAGTTCCGCCATTGACGGCAACTCTGACATATTGTCCAGCAGTATTAAATACAGGATTCAATACTCTAATTAAGAGTTGAGTGTATGCACCTGAAATGCCTGATACTGTTGTTGTAACACCGCTAAGAGTTGTCGTGCTTAATAGAGTCATACCGCCAGCAGCAGGAGTAGCCCACTTCAATCCAGTAGCAGTACTAGAGTCAGCAGTAAGTACTGTATCGTTAGCACCCACAGCAAGACGAGATACTGTATCTGCTGCAGTAGCAGCAATGATGTCACCTTTAGCATCTACCAGAGTAGGACTAATGGCTGTAGCCTGTGTGATGTAATCAGCGTGGCTATGTGTACCAGTACCGATTGGATACCACACATTGTCTGTAGCATCCCAGGCATAGCCTGGTCTAGGGGTATTGCTTATAGTCGCCATTAGTTATTCTCCTCTAGGTGCTTAAGGTATGCCTGATAATCAGAGTTGGCTGGGTCTTTAGGAATATAAAAAATTGCACCATTTTCATCAGTGCATCTAATCATAAAACCTTCTTCAAGTTCTTCATATGTGTATGTCATAATATCTCCTATAGTTCCGCACTTGCAGCCCAGTTGCAATAAACCCAACGTACTGCAGCAACTGTCATATTTGATGCTCCAGCATTTCTAATAACAAAACCACTTGCATCAGCACGCCATACTTCAGCACTATTTGCAACGTAATCAGTGCCATTATTATCTGCTGCACGACTTGTTGTTCCATTGTATGAATAAGTAGTTACAGATGGTGAAGAGCGTTTTGTAACTGCAAATCTTGGTGCTTGCCAGGATTCTCCAGGAATAATTGTTCCATTAGGAAACCAAATTTCTCCAAGACTTGCTGCTGCTCCAGGTGTTCCTGTAAATACACCTGACTTTTCATAGTACCTTTGACACGCAGCAAGTTCACCCTGGATAGTTCCACCTGCACGGCTGAATGGGGTGGCTACTGAGCCTAGTTCTAGTTGTAACCCAGTTACTTCCATATAATCATTAGTGCTTGCTGTTCCAGTTGGTGTTGCTGCAAAATAGACTGAAATTTCAGTCACTGTTGCAGGTACTGTTCCAGTCATAGTAAAGCGTTGCCAGGTTGTTGTTAATGTAGAGTTTTGTGTAGCGATATTTGCTCCACCTGTATAAGAACCTGTAATAATATTTTGGTCTGTTCCAGTACCGCCATATAAAGTTACACCAATAAGACTACTGGTTGGTGAAAAATCTGCACCAGAACGAGCATAAAAAGATAAGGTTACAGTTTTACCTGCTAATGGAATTGAGTTCACGCTTTCAAATTGATTTGCAAAATAGTAAACTGTTGTTCCAGTTTGACCTGAGTTACGTTGAATACGAGCGCAATACTGAATATTAGGCAGGTTGGTTGTATCATTTGTTGCTTGACGAGAAACTGTCATAGCCTGTGATGCGTTGTTCTTTAATTGCCATCTATCGGCTGTATATGGTGTTGTCGATGCAGATGCTGCAACTGAAGTACCGCGTTGCCATATATCCATACCACCATTGATGATGGCGTTCTTACCAGCAATACCAGGAGATACTGGACCACCACTAGCAGTCTGTGTGTCTGCCGTATTTCTTGAGCGTGCCATATTAGTTGCCTCCTAGTTGTCGTGCTTGTAGTTCATCATAGGTTGATTTCAGCATTGAGGTATATTCTCCGTTGCCTCGGTCAATAATGGCGTGTTCTACTTCTTCGCCAAATGAATTAGTTAACTTAACAAAAGATACATTTTCCATTTATAACTCCGCACTACATCCGAGATAACCTGACGTTGAGTTGTTGGTTATCAGCCAATAAGGTCTATACTGTGTTTGTCCAACTGTTGCAGTCACATCTATCCAAAGTTTTGACGGAGTGCTTTGTAAACTTCCACCGCCTACTGCTAAAGTTGAAACACCCAAAACGGTTGCACCGTCGTAACAAGCCAAAGTTGAATAATCAAGGGAAGTTGGTTTTGTTCTCATTGTTACAGGTAGATTCAAAATAAATTGAAATCCAGTTGCTCCATTTGCTAAACCTTGCGTGAAACCTTGATAAGCATTTTGCCCGCCTTCACGATAATAATATCTTTGACACGCAGCCAATTCACCTTGAATAGTTCCTGTTGCAGTTTGAAAGGCTGTGGCGTTAGAACCTGCTTCTAGTTGCCATCCAAAAGTATCAACAGTAAATGTTGTATTGATAGGGTGGTAGACATCCATAGTTAAGTATGAACCTGTTCCAACTGTCTTACCAGCAATAGATGGAACTGTAAATGTATAAGTAAATCGTTGCCACGATGTAGTCAATGCAATGCTTGAAGCAACAGTTGTACTTGTTTCAGATGAACCACCTGAACCAAATCGTTGACGAGCATAGATTGCTGGAAGAGTTGTAGATGCACTTGCTTTTGCCCAGAAACTAAATGTTACAGTTTGACCAGCAAAAGTATTTGCATTTTCAATTCTTTGGCAAAGGTAGTTGTAACTAGCACCACTGCCCGCAACGCTTTGATTAAATCGGAAGAAGTATGGATATTCATAATTTGCTATATCACCATACCCCATTGTTTGACGGCTAAAGGTACGAGTACCTCCCGAACCATCACCTACCCAAAGAAAACGGTCTGCAGAATAAGTTTCTGTTCCACTTCCTGTGACAGATGTACCTCGTTGCCATACACTAAAGTCACCGTTAATGATTTTATTCTTGCCAGCGGTAAAGTTATTACTGTTAGCCTGGAACGCATTATTCACAGCAGACTGTGTATAGGTATCAGTAGTTGCAATCTGCAGTGGGCAGATAACTTCTACAATATCTCCAGCAACTGTTGCAGATGCAAGCGTAATGCTTGTACCGTTAGTTGCTGTGTACTCAGAGCCAGAGCGAGAGAGCAGTACACCGTTAAGGAATACCTGCTCATATCCTGGGCTGTAAGCCAATGGGATTGAGTAATCATCGTTGCCTGTAAGAGATGTAGTACCTGCAGCAGGTTGCTTTGTCCAGCGTGTGACTACAGTTGTAGGCGCAGTGCCATCTGTGTCAATCCAGATTTGTCCATCTTGTGGCGATGAAGGCTCTGTTGGTTGTGCAAGAGCACCAGCAACATTTCCCCAAGATGATACTGAACCATCTGTTGTAAGGAACTTACCAGAGTTTCCAGCCTGACTTGGAACTACATAAGTAGTTGAGTCAGTTGCAACCAAAGTCTTGCTTGATGGAATTGTAGTTCCGTTGATAGATGTAGCAGTAGCCACACCAATGTCAGGAGTTGTCAGCGTTGGGCTGGCTTGCATTACAAATGTTGAGCCAGTACCTGTCTGAGCAGCAACAGATGTTGCAGGACCTACAGATGTAATTGGACCAGTTAAGTTGCTTGGGGCAACTACTGTTGTATCTACATAACCTTTAGTAGCAGCATCTGTAGATGTAGTAGGAGTTCCAAGACCAGTTACCTTGTTAGTACCCATAGCCAAGTTGCCAGACATTGTTGAGCCTGACTTAAGAACTACAGTATCTGAGAAGTTTGCTGTATCTGCAAGAGCAGCAGCAATCTCATTCAAAGTATCTAATGTTGCAGGAGCACCATCAATAAGGTTGTTGATTTGAGTATCAACATAAGCCTTTGTTGAAGCATCTGTATTAGATGTTGGCGTAGCAAGGTTAGTAATCTTCTGGCTATTAGCAGATACGCTAGCGGTAGGAGCAGCCATCTGGTCTAGACGGCTTGTACGTACCTGAGTATCAAAGTCTGAGATAGTTGATGCAGCCTGTGTGCCTGTGTGGTTAGCACGGGCTAGTGGGTCTGTAGCCAACTTAGATAGAGCAATAGCAGCAGATGCGTTGATGTCAGCATTGACGATACTGTTTGTCAGGTTAGTCTTGCTGTAAGCAATCTGTGCTGATGAGTTAATATCGGCATTGACAATACTATCGTTAGCAATCATTGCTGATGTAACTGTACCTGTATCAGCAGCAGTAATTGCTGTACCTGAAATTTTAGTCTTATCAATTGCTGCAGATGCGTTGATGTCTGCGTTGACGATAGCGCCAGTACCAATAACAGTTGTTAGGCTTACATTGCCAGTACCATCAAAGGTAACTCCACTTGCTTCTACATCTCCAGTTAGTTGGAATGTACGACCAGTAGCCAAGGCAGTTGCTGTAGCAGCATTACCTGTAGTGGAACCAGCAGTTCCTGACACGTTGCCAGTTACGTTACCTGTAAGGTTTCCTGTAAATGTTCCAGCAATAGCACCCGTACCAGTAATGGTTGGGCTAGTAAGAGTTTTGTTAGTAAGAGTTTTTGTATTTGTGGTTGTGATTACATCTGCAATTGTTAGACCGTGAGCAGTTGTAGTGTTTTCAATGTGTTGGTTAGATTCGCGGTAGTCGCGACCAATAGCCATATGACGAACTACTGCACCAGCAGAGTGTGTCTGTCCAGTTGAACCGTCAACACCGCGAGTAATAGTTAGTGTGTTAGTACTGACAGCGGTGACATCTACAATTTCTTCAAGGGCTGTATCTGGGTCAATAACTATCGTGAAGGTTTCACCAGCAGAGATAGTGACACCACCAAGGAGTGCTGTGCCAGATACAACAGTGGCAGATGTACCTGATGAGGTAAGTGCACCAGTCAGCGTTGTTTGCTGAGAGCGGGAGGAGTATTTTCTAGTTGTCATTCAGGTTCCTTATCTACCGTAGTGAACACGTGGAGGATACTGTGTTTGTTGCGCCATGGTTTCTTCTGCCAAGCGTTGTGTATAGAGGGCATAAATCTGCTTTGTTGCTGTCTGTGAAGCACCGTATGGACGCTTGCTATCTGTCTCATCAGCCTGTGGGCTAACTTGAGAAGCACGTGCTGGGTCAAGATATTGAAGTAATCTATATACAGAGCCAAGGATTACTACATCTTTGCAAGACTCTGGTAATCCTGAAACAGTTGTAAATACATCTGCATTAGTGCTAAAGGCTGCAGGTGCTGTTGCATAAACAACTTTTACAGTTCTTCCAGGAGTAATGTAATCTCCGATAGTTACTGTCTGCGCAGTAGAACCCCAAGTTGCAGCATCTGGATATGCATCAAAGTCGAATCGCTTAACGCGAATCCATTCTTTAGATGGTCCTACTTCTTCCCAGTGCATAGTAATAATATTCTGTATGTTTAAGTTATCTAATTCATAAGTAGTTACTGCAGCATTGTATGTAAATGTAGTCTGCTTAACCGCAAAGATACTGGCGCCAATAGCGCGAATAGTGTCATTGATAGCACGCTTAATAACAAAGCGTGGAAAGGTAGGAGAGATAGTTACTTTGCTATCTGCTACGTGAGTTGCCGCAGTTGTGCCTAGATATCCGCGACCATAAGGAGCCACTGTTGCTGTGTTAGCAACACGGTCATATGAATCAACCCAGAGTAGTTCTTCATCAATCTCAACAATACCTTTGCCAAGAGACTCAGTTGAGCCTAGGCTTAGAATCAAAGGGCTAGCAGATGATGATGTAGTAGTAGTTACCGCTGAGGATAGATAGGTTGTGCGGTCCTGTTGGAATGTATAACCAGATAGATTAATAAGAACTTCATCAATCATATTAGATAGAGTAGTCATTAGATAGTCCTTAATGCGTCAACCGCAGATTTGCCAGTAGTTCCAGCAAGTTCATTGCAAATACCATTCAAGTCTTTGAATGCAGATGGCTGACGAGCAGCGCTGGCTTTGTAGTTAAGGGCACCAATAATTGCTTTGCCACTTGTTCCAGCCCACTTATTGGCAGCACCCTGTTCATCTAGGAATGCAGTTCTTAGGGGATATGTCCCACCATTAGCCAAACGGTTTAGTTCAGCGCATAATGTGCTACCAGCAGTACCAGGCATTATTCTCTTCCTTTAGTCATAGCATTGTAATAATGTTCATCAAATGAAAATCTCTTCATGTGTGGCACGGTTGCTCCAGTGTCACACCAAACCTCTACGCCAGCCTTATCGCATAGCGCAAAGAAATATATGTCTTCGCCTATAAAAGACTTCTCTGTCCCAGCCTCTGCAAACATTGCAACATCAGGAACATTCTCAACTATCTTCTCTACAACGCTACGGTGCATAAGGACAAAGCCCATACCAGCAGCGCTTACTTTCATAAACTTATCTTTGGGTAAAGGATGTATAGGAGTGATTCCTATAATCCCATCTTTCTCAGCGAATTGAAATACTGTAGGTGTTGGAACCATTAACGGCTCTTCTGGATTCTTACTTGTAAAGTAAACACCAGTAATAATCGGATGCTTCTCGGCATCCTTTTTATTCCACAGTCTTAGAAACTTTTCTGGACTAATGACTACATCTGAGTCTACCCATAGTAGCCAGTCCGATTTGTTCTTTTCGTACCAGTATCTAATAACATACTCACGTTGTCTGGCAATCTGATTACCAGAACTACGGATTGTAGATTCAAACTTTATGCCTGACTTAAGGAGGACATCCGTTACTCCCTGCATAAACTTTCCATCAACCATTCCATTATCGCACCAAGCGATTGATACTGTATCTTGCATTGTCCCCATCCTAACTATCTATACTTTGCAGTCTTCTTTGCAATTGCTTTAGGTTGTCTTACAAACTGCTTACCTTTTTTTGCGCCTTCGCGCTTTGCCTTTGAGGTAGCAGCATACTCAGAAGAAGAAAGCGCTTGACGTGCTTTCTTAGGTAGATATCTTTCGCCAGTTGCCTTAGAGCCTTGAGTGCTAGGTTTACCAGACTTGGTGCCCCACTCTTCTTTAGTCCACTTAGAAAGAGACTTCTGCTTACTGCTCTTGCTACCGCTATAGCCGCCACCTGCTTTTTTATACGCAAGGGCTACTAACTGTGCCTTGCGTGCAGACCATTGTCCTGGCTTACCGCCTTTAGAACCAGACATAATTCTATTCTTGATACGGTTTCTAAGTTCTGGGTTTGTGTATCCCATTACCATTTCACCTTATCTGCCCAGTAGGCTGCAGACATCTTGCCCTTGGCAATGTTCTTTGCATGACGGGCTTTGAATGAAGCCTGACGCTTAGTTGGCTTTCTGTCACCAGTAACACCCTGCTGACCAAAGCGAATAGTCTTAACCTTAGTTCCTTCTTTAGCCACAACAACGTGTGACTTCTTTGGATGATTCGGTGTGCGCTTAGGCTTATTAAAACCTGACACTCCTGCTCGCTTTAGTCTTGGGTCTGCCATTACTTTTTCTTTCTGCTTAAAGTTTTCTTGTCGTTGTAGCCCTTAATAATTACATCAGGGCTTGAAAGGATTCCCTTTTTGTTTTTGCTAGGAGGACGCTTACCCTCTTTGAGAAAATCGTTAAGACCTTTTGGCTTAGCACTTTTCTTCTTAGGCATAGCCACTGGATTGCCTACAGTCATATTTTTCTTAGGCATAGCAACTGGAGTACCCTTTAATTTCATGCGCTGCTTAGGCATTGCTGATGGCTTCATCATTTCTTCTTGCCCATTCGCTTCATACCCTTTTTCATTTCCATCATCTTCTCAGACTTGGACTCCATCTTTTCGCCCATTTTGTAAGCAGCCTTCTTTGCTGCTGCCTTACCCTTGGCTGTGTATGGGAATTTCTTCTTTCCTACTTTTGGCATTTTATACTCCTAGTTCTTTCATTACTTCTGCTGTCTTGGTATTTATATCGCTTGCTTTAGGCATACTGTCTGCATCATAGGCTCTGCCCAAAGTCTCTGACGCTTTATGCGCTTCTTCTACATGGCGCATAGTTGTACCTGCTGGCTGTATACCTTGTGCTCTAGCATCGCGGTATGCATCCAATTCAGCATTCCATTTTTTATCTGGAATATCTCTTTTAGCATCTCCAGAGTTCATCTGAAGACTCATGCCTTTGCATCCAAAACAACCTTCAACATAGGTTGGATGCGCTTCCCAGTGTTTCATATATCCCCTACTGCGCTGTAAAGTTTGCTTCTGTTACTCCAACATTGCCTGCAATTAATGCTGCTTTAGTTGCTTCACTTACAATATGATTTCTACCGCCAAGGTAGACTTCATCATATTCTGCCAAGTCCTCATCTAGAAGATAACGGACTTGACGGTATGTTCCGTTGTACTTGATGATTGTTATTCCTCTATCTAATTTATAGAAGTAAAACAATCTATGTCCGCCTGCTGGTCCTTCACGGACTGTAGGTGTTTTAAAAACATACTCTGTCATTCGTCCTCCTTAATGGACTTACTGATAGACAGGGATTGCTCCCTGCCTATCCGTCAATCAATTAAGCGATTGATGAACCTGATTCGATTCGGTACAGTGCTTCTTCGCGGTAGCGAGCAAATCCGAGTACGCCGTACCAACCCATTGGGCGATGACGCATCAACTTGTCCACTACTGGTCCGATGACTGTGTGTGGTTCTTCAGCAACGGCTTCTGCCATTGCTTGCTGTCCTGCGAGGATTGTGCGGTACACCTTTGCAGATGCAGCACCATCAGTTGCAGAGTAAAGACGTGGAGACTCTACGAAGTATGCACCTTCGTATGTTCCGATTTCTCCTGCCCAGATGCGGTCTTGTGCAGAACCGTATTGGTTAGGTAGAAGCCATCCTGCTGAACCTGTTTCTGCACGAAGGTCGTGTGAAACTTCTGGGTGGATACCAGCCCAGTAGAGTGAGCCCTTGCGAGCCACTGCCTTGTTAGCACGGAGTTTAGCAACAGCCTTGCGGATGTTTGCTGATGATAGAGTTGCAGCAGCAGTAACTGTTGCTGTTGATGTTGCAGTTGAACCTGAGTAGATTACGTTTGAACCGCCACGAAGAGTTGCCATTGCAACTGCATCGATTGAGTCTGCTAGGTTGAACGCGATGATGTTAGCAATCGCTGGGTCTACGTCAGCAAGGCTGAAGAGTTCAAGAGCACGTGTTACCAACACTGAGTTACCGTACTCGTTAAGAGTAATTGTAACTGATGTTGGTGTTGATAGTGCTACTGAATCTGGGTCAGCATCTTCTGTTAACGCAGTTGTTGCGATTGAAAGGTCAACGTACTTCTGTAGAACTACTGTTGAGCCAGGGATTGATTGGCGTGCTGGGCGCTTGTCTGCGACTGAACGAATAAGTGGTTCAGAACGGAGAGCAAACTCCAAAAGACGGTCATACGCCTTTTGAACTAGACCAGCCGCACCAACTGTACCTCCGAGAGTAGAGGAACCTGTTGATGTATAGGCGTTAGCCATGTTGTCACCTCCAAGTGACTAGGAACTATGAATGTTATTGTGAGCGAAGAAAGTCAATGAGTTCTTCTGCGCTTTGAGCGTTGTCTAATCTCATTGTTAATTCATCTGCTCGTTCAGGGGTCATAGCATTTTGAGTCAGCACATCTTGCTGCCTTAAGGCTGCGCGATTTACTTGCTGTTCTTCATTGATTGGCTCTTCAGACTTTAATCCAAACAAGTCAGCGTTATCATCGAGCCAGTTAGTAACTGACTCCTCGTTAACATCTTCCAAGTCCTTCATAATAAGTCTTGCTGCCTTAGCGTTGACGCCCTTCTTTTCTAGGACTTCTTTGACAGTACGCTCACGCTGCACCTTGGATAAACCCTCAAGTTGCTCTGTGAGTTCTTTGATACGCTTCTCATCTGCTCGCTTGGCTTTACGTAACTTTTTAAGTAAGTCACCGCCATCGCCTGCAGATGTTTCTGTATCTAGGTCGTCTTCGTCTTCTTCATCCCAGTAGTTGTTGCTCATAGCAACTGTCCACCCTTCTATTCGTTGTTAGTCGTAAGCCTCAGTATCCAATCGGGGAATTGGGCTGGCTCTTACTACCAGTCTTATACGCTGGCGGGGCTGGTAGGTCCGCTCAGGATTCTATTTAGATTAAGCCAGAGGATGCTCTGTTTAAAGAACCACGCATTACGCCTGATTGTCCAGAGAAAGAAGCAACTTCTTTTTCTGCTAGACGCTGACGCTTACGCTGCGCAGAGGCGAGACCCTTGAAGGTCTCTTCTTCTGCAGTTCCTTGTGTGTATTTAATTCCTTCTTCTTTGTAGATATCTCCTAGTTTTGAAGCAGTAGGTAGAATGTCTGCAATAGTTGCATAACCCTTACGTGCTGTCTCTAGGTCTACTCCATACTTAGCAAGTTCTTCTGCTGATGCAACATTGCTGCTAAGCCCTTGAGCCATAGCAGAAGTTCCAATCTCAGCAGATGTAACCTTCTCTTTAAGCCGTGGAAGATTCTCTTTAGGATTCAAGAAGTATCCAACTAAGTCTTCGTCTGTAATGTTGTAGAAAGAACGAAGTGTTGATTTAACTGCTGGGTCAGCGTTAGTAACTCTGTCTACTACTGTGCTAATTCTGTCCTTGAATTCAACAGCAGAAATGTCAGCGCCAATGGCTGCTGCCAACTTAGCCTGACGTGCAGCACGGTCTACTCCAAAGTATCCAGCCTGTCCGTATGCCTTAAGAGTTTCAGAGTATGAGTTCTCTAGTGCTAGATACTCAGCCTCTGATAGCACGTTAAGTCCAGACTTAAGACGCATCTGGTTTCCAGCAAAGCGGGTCTGATAAGCAGGTGTCTGCTTTAGTAGAAGTGTTGCTTGGTTAACACCAATGTCATCCTTCATGTAGCCCTCAATTGTTGAGGCTAAATCTTCTAGACCGTACTGTGCAAAGATATCTTTCAACAATGCAAAGGCATCTCTACGCTCTGCATCAGCCTGTACCTGTGCTGGTGTAGCACCTCCTGTTGGTGATAGCGGAGAGTCTTCTCCGCCTCCTACAACATCTGTTCCACCGCCTGCATTAGATGCGTATTCTTGAGCAGATACTTCAACTCCGTCTACATAGTATTTGCCAGTTGAAGATACACCTGTGCGACCTTGGGACTTAAACGCTACATCGCCTTGTAAAAGACTTTGGTCGCCCTTATATACGTTAGACGCTTCTGGTCCCAACTTATCTAACATTGGCTTTAAGCCAACTAATGTGTCATAGAAACTTTTGGCTGCAGCCTTGTCTTCGGCTGTTCCCTTTTTATTTGCTAATTGAACAGTCTTTTTAGCATTGGCAATATCTGCATCAATTGTGCTTTTTGTTTTGGCAAGTGTCTTAGTGTAATCAGTCTGAGTCTTAGCCTGAACCTTACCTTCTGCAGCAGCAGTACGTTTGCCAGCAGCCTTAGCCTTTTCATCTGCTTTACTAAAAGTAGGTGTCGCCATTATGCCATCAATCCGAATGACTTGAGAATCTCATTGGCATAGCCAGATGCTTCTTCCCGTGCATTCTTTGTTAGAGCCCAACGTGGGTCTTTCTTTAAACGTTTTTGGAAATCAGTAAAACTCATAAC